CAGAGCACCAGGGACGCCAGTCAAAGCGCCGTCACCATCAATCACGAGGACGTGAAGGAGGTCGCGGGTGCCACCACGATCTTCTGCCCAAGCAGAGGTGCCAGGACGAGGAGCGATGTTGATCCACTTCTCACCATCACCATATTGGCGAGACTCATAATCATCAGCAACGGCAACCAGGGAAACGGTAGAAACGTTGTCATCGCTAACAGTCTGGTTTGCTTGGAATTTGGGAGACAGAGGATTCAGAGAAACTCTCAGCTCACGAGAGATGTGGGAAATCTCAGCAGAGGTGCCAGTGGCGCTACCAGGAGCACCGTTGGTGTTAGCAAGCTCACTCACAGAATCACCCACTTCAAACACATCAGAAGAAGATGCGTCAATGGTGATTTCCACTTTGCGATTCTTGCTATCATAAGCAACAACGCGACCTGTCACGTTACCTGCATTGGCAGTGAAGAAGTTATCAGCGGACCAGGATCCCAGCAGAGTGGAGTCATCCTTAAGGGTCAGGATAACAGTGTAAGAATAGGTCTTAGCGTAGATGTTAGCAGCAGAGTAAGCAACCTCACCGCCAGTGGAGAATTCCCACTCAGCAGATGTAGGTTGAGACAGATGCAGCACCTGATCGGCACCTGCGTCGGTCATAACCACACGCAGAGAGTTGCCATACTTACCAGGAGTCTTAGCGGCAAACTTCCAGTTGTTAGCAGCGTCCTTAACGTTATTCTCATACTCATCCAGATTCTTGATCAGGGGAGGAGTAATACCAGTAGCGGTTTGCTCGTTAAGAGTTGTCTTGGCGCTACTAACAGTCAGAAGATCGACAGCAGATCCATCGGTGTGTGCAGACTTGGTAGTGCCCAGGACACCGCGAGTCACGGTCAGGTCATTACCAGCAACAGCGGTAACCTGAAGGATCTCGTTATCAATTCTGATGTAGCTGTTGGTGCCAGCATTAAGAGTAGCAGCAGAAGCAACAGTCAGCGTCAGATCGGCGTCGGTGAAGGTTTGACCCTCATTCACTGTAGAAGCAGATCCAGCAGCTTCGATCAGGGTAACCGAAGATCCAGGAGAGTGAGACACTGCAGCGGTTTGAAGTTGACCACGAGAAACCACCACGTCGTTACCACTAACAGAGGCAACGGTCATCAATTCAGAGTCAACCAAAAGCAGATCCAGCACGTCAAAGTCAGTCGAAGAAACAACTGTGACGGTGGTATCAGTGGCGCTCAGAGTAGCATCGACAAACTGTGCAGTGTCGATAGCATTCTTGAGGGAGTTGCTCAAGGCACGGACGACCCTAAGGGTGCCGCCATAGAGCAGATACTGGGCGGCGCAGAACCAGTATTCGTAGTTAGAATCGTTAGGACGACCGAAAATAGCAAGAAGCTCTTTCTCGGAAGTAATGGTTGTCAGTTGCTCGACAGGACCTTTTTCAAAGGAACCAACGATAGCGGCAACATTATCAATTGTTGCATTAACTACGTTAGTTAGGTCTCTCTCTAGAACGACAACGCCTGGGGATTGTTGCGTTGATGCCATCTGTAAGTCTCCTGAGTGGTCAATTTCGGATGCTACAAATATTTAGCAAAAAGACTTTTTTCAGTGGGGAAACCATGCATGAACATTACCAGTCGGGGTAGGTCCATCCAGTCGTATCCTGCTTTCTGCCCTTTACTATCCGTTTGATCGTGCAGACTTTACATTCGTATGAATATGATGACAAAGCACTTCTATTCTTTCGAGTCAAATAAAACTCATCCATTAAATCTTTGACCTTGCCACAGGACCGACATCTCCTCTGTGTGAGGAGTAAATGCTCAAGTCCAAATTGGTCTTCTAGGTCCACTATCTATAGTCCCACATGTATGACATATCACCATATTCATCTGTGCGCCAGACATCACCATCTTTATCGACAAACGTCTCTGTAGCGACAAGTCCATCATCAACAAATCCAAAGGGTGCCATATCGGCTTCGATTTGCTCCTTCTGGTCAAGGTATAAACGCTGCCTCACATCAGCATCGTGCAGCTCCTTAAAATAATCAGTTAGTGCAACCCAAGAAAAGATAACCAGGCACATTGCAAGGTCATCATTACATCCCTCTTCTGCTTCCCACGCTGGACCCCTTTGGATAAAGGTGGTCAACTCAGCAATAATGTCGTAGTCATTGAATAAAAGTTTATCCCCCTCAATCAACTGTTTGAGGTTTGAGCAACCAGACTTCTTAACGGTAACACTCATCTTGACTCCAAGTTGAGTCTTAGTGCCCGAGAATCCTTGCCCAACAACTTGTCCTGCCCTTCCCCTCATGGCGCACATGAGGAGATTATCATACTCTAAGTCAAATTGAAGGATGTCTGCCACCTGTCCACCGATGTCATTCACCTCAACCATTATATAAGCATGGTTGTAATTGCAAGCGACCTGATGGATTACGTTTGGAAATAGAAGTGGTTTGATTGAGTTGTTTCGGTATTTAGCAACGATCTCATATGGAATGGTTGTCGTATCAACAACGACAAACGCTGAATAGTCCTTAGTCAGACCCCGTGCAACGTCAACTGTCATCACATATTGATGCTCTGGCACAGGGTCTTTCCAAATATCAAGTCCAGCATTAGACTCCTTTGGCTCCTCATACACAAGTGTCTTGAGTTTGCTTGGTGCAATCAGAGTGTTTGCAGATCCAAGAAACTCACACTCAAACTCTTGGTTAAACTGCTCAGGAGACGTGTTTCGTATCGTCTGCTCCTTCCAGTCGTCATCTCTACCAGGCACCTCAGACCAGTGAACATCTGTGGTGACATATTCATTACGACCCAACTCTGCATCATGCCAAAGTTTGTAAAACATATTCATCCCCTTGGGCGTGGAGATGATAATCACCTTGGTTGATTTACCAGAAGAGATAGTAGGATACACAGAGCTAAAGAACTCGTCAGCAATGTGAGTCGGAATGAACGCGAATTCGTCCAGAAAAATGATATTAAAAGACATGCCCCTGACAGCAGAAGCGGAAGTAGATGCAGCCATGATCTTACTTCCATTCTCCAATTCCAAACTACCTCGGTTCCAGTTGACGACTCCTTGCTGCATCCACTTGGGGAGGTTTTCATAGGATAATTGCAAACGTTGAAGCATTTCCCTTGCCGTCGCTGCCTTGTTAGCAAGGATGGCAATATTTACGTTATCGTTGAACAGCGAATACCACAACAGGTAGGCAGTAACCACAGTGGACTTACCTGACTGTCGTGGTAGTTTGGCAATGTTGAATCGATTCTCATGAAACTTGGTAACCATATCCGCTTGGAATGGATACAATTCAAAAGGAATGAGACCTTTGTCAAGAGAGATGATCTGAATGTAGTTTTTAATAAAATACACTGGATCCTGACTACACTTGACAAACTCTTCAACTTGCTCAGGTGTAAAATTCTGAGCAATATTTGCCTTCTTTAGATTAGGATTACCAAGATAAATGTCAGTTGGTTGCATTATTCAATCAATGTGCCGTGTGCTCTACGAATCTCTCTCAACTCTTCAAAGTCTTTCTGTTTGGTGCCGCCGTCATATGCCCAGGCATACCCCTCTTTGATCATCTGCTCATTAAGAGAATCTTCAGCATCTCCAATGTATAACCATCCGAGAAGTCTACCGTATTTACCAACACCACCAACAAGCTCAGTCCTAATAACAAGGTCATCATCGCCAGCGATAGCACCTTCAAGCTTCTCCTTAAGCCAGTTTGTGGCATCGTAACCCAGAGCCTTCTCTTCATCATCCTTAGTTCGCTTTTCGGGGGTATCAACTCCTGCAACTCGGACTCTTTCTTTCTTGTAAAGATCGAAACCCAAGTCGATCGTGACATCAATGGTATCGCCATCTAATACTCTATCAATAGTGGTCACACGAAAATTGTAGCAGGACTTCCTGCTAGGTGGTGTCATAGATCCCATTACTTTTTCTTGCCTCCGTTCTTAGCTTTCTTAGCAGTCGCGTTGCCTTGATTCTGCTTCGATTGACCCTTCTTGCCCTTGTTTGCGGACTTGGCCATCTTCCTGCATCTCCTTAAATGCTAGTCTTAGTATATAGGCGACATAATACAAAACACCAGCAAGTAATATCACCATGCAAAGGATGATACTCCATGTCACGTCATTAACATCATTGAGTGGGCGGAGTAATAAGTTCATGGATTCATTTATGCTTTCTCGCAAAGGGTTCCCAATGTTCCCATCCATATTTATGGACAGCCCACATACCTAAAATAGGAATAAACACCAAAGAGAATCCCATAACTCCTAGAGCGACGGGACTCTCCATTACGACTCGTGCAATATGTCCCAATTCATGCATCATATGTCTGATAGAATAGAAATCAAAAATAAAAATATGCCAAACATACACATGAAAGTGAGTATGCCTAACTGTATGATAGTCGCATGGTCCATAACCTTCTAAAGTAAATGTCCACTTCAGTCAACCCTTCTAGTGGGGCAGGCATTGTTTGCTCTGCCCACCCGACACAAAAGTCCAGCATCTCTGGGGTAACCTTATCAACACCAAACATTCTGGAAAAAGATGATGCTGCGAAATGAAATCGCTGCCTAGTGTGCGGTGCCATTTCCCTTATACTGTTCGCTGTCATAATACCCACCTCTCCTAGCGCCAAAATAGATGGTCGTTATGACAAAAGGCACTGCTACGATAGCAAGTGCCCATCCAAGTAAGTGTTCCATTATGGATTGTGATTCTTATTGTTTTTGATTTGATTGTATCCCCAGACTGCTAGGGTGCCGATACCTAGACCAGCAAGACAACAGAGTAACATATGCCAAAAGTGATGGGTCATGAGACGTGAATAGTTCCTACCATGCCAGCCCCCTTATGGGGACCACACCAGTAAGTATAGTCTCCTGCCTCTGGGAATGTCAATTCAAAGTCTTCGCCTGGTAACATAGCAAGACCTTCGTGGCTCAACTCAGGATGACCCTCAACCACTACATTGTGTGGGGGAAGCATGTTGTTGACAAAATGCACAGATTCACCAGCAGCAATGGATACTTCTGCTGGATTAAAAACTAGGTTGCCATTGGCACCCATCTGCACATCCACTGCCCAAGCAGGAAGGGCAAAGAAAAGTGAAGCGAGCAATGAAATAATCAGCTTCATATAGTGGTATGTAACTGCCAGTATTTAGGTATCAATACCTTCTGGGAAAGACTTACTGTCAAGATCCGCTAACCGTTTCTCCCAGGTTTCTCCACCATCCATTCCTCTCTTGGGATTGATACATTGGAAACTTCCTAACTTGTTACACACCAGACCTGCGAGATCTAATTCATTTCCGAGTTTCCCCGTGCCAGACCAGTAGTGCTGTCCATTGATCCAGATAGCACCACACTTTGGGCACTCTACTCTACTCATTGATAGATCAGACAGCTCTTTATTTGTCATTTCGGATTTCCTCAAATATGGAAGAAAAGTCAGTGGGTGGAAGATTTAGTTGCTTTTCCAACTGTCTCTTCATTCTCCACATCTGGACTTTGATACCAAAATAGCGTAGTTGTAAATCTAGGTAGGTAAACACACGCATGGTTCCCTCATACCCAGCATACCAAATCATGCAGAGTAGGATGACAACCATTAAGTAAAATGCCAGCATTGGTATCAAACCGTTACTTACAGTATACCACTATTTACCAAAATGAGACATTCTTAAGACTGATGTAAGACATCAGAAGAAATTATTAAATTAACAATTCCAGGCTCTGAGTGACTTGTTGATGCGTGAGTCTGGATCATTAGCAGTTTTCTTGCTAGTCAATTTCTTTTTCATTCCTGACATACGAGCACAGAAGGATCTCTTGCGAGAACCACCTTTGGGTTGAGGTGCTTTCAGATCACTACCAGGATTCTCTGCTTCATAGGACTTGCGTCCCTTCTCATTGAGACCACCTTCTTTATTCTGCCCTTCCTTCTTAGTCCAGGCAGCACCTTCAGCAACCTTCATCTCCTTCCCACAGGGGACTTCTTTGCAACGTTTGCACTTAGTACACCAAGAGGTGCCTTCTGGGCAATCTTGCTTTTCTGAAATATACTGCCTGAAACTTTTCATTGGGGTTTAGTCTTATTTGGACAGTTTGCTTCGTGCTTTTCCAACCACGTCGTAGGACGCCAATGTCCCTTGGGAGGGGTCACTCCACAATACTTACACTTGAATTTATCCTTGTCATACAACTCAGCCATAATGATACGCTCCTTTAGTGGTTTTCTTTGGAAGTTTGCCGCCTCTCACCTTGGTGCCAGATGTTTCACCGTAACCTTCGGGATGCTTGCCTGCTTTAGTCTTACCGATAGAATCGGACTTTGCCTTACTACCCTTCTCAGTGTAGTGAAGTTTAGCAGACTTGTCCTTATCTTTGGTGATCACAGATTCTTGCCCATGCTTGCGTCCCAGACGACGCATTACTTTACCAAATCTACGCTTAGACATCTTATCAGGTTTTGATGTCTGATAGGAAACCTCACGACCAGTTTCACCACTGCCATACTTATACTCGCCCACACCTTTCTTGTGACCGATACCGTGCTTCTTGAGATCTTTCTCAAGAGTCTTACGACCCTCACGATTCTTCTTCTCGTCATCGCCACGGTCAGCAGAAATGTGACCACTAACTTGGGTCTTGGACTTTTGCATCATGCGACCAGTACGGTTGCCTTCTGCAATAAACTCTTTGTAGGTGATAACGCCTTCTTTCTTTAGACCAATCTTACGAGCGATCTTACCGACGATACCTTCTTTCTTCTTTGATTTAGCAGCGTCGAGGCGCTTCTGAATCTCAGGAGGATACTTGGTAGATCTCTTCGACGTTTCTGCTTTCTTACGCTTGGCATAATCCATGTAGGATTCACCAGGCTTGGTTGTCTTGCTGTAATCCTTCTTGGGTTTAGCAGCATCAGCACGATCTTCACGAGCACGCTGGTTAGCACCAGGACCACCCAACTTACGATCCTTGTCGGGATCTGGATGCCAGAAGTCACCACGCTCAACGATGGTCTCCTCTGTATATTCCGAGCGATACTTACCACCAGTCTTCTTGTGGGTATCTTCTAGTTCTGATGCCCTATCAGCAGCATACTTTCTGCTCTTCACAGGTTTGCCGATCTTCTTCTCCTTCTTACCATCGGGAGAACCATAGACCTGATAAGGCATTTCATTGATCTGCTCACCTTCTGGTTCAAAAGAGTTATACATTGCAGGATTTCTCCTCTGACCGTCAGCGTGTCTGACCAATCTTGCTAGTTTTTTGAGATCTCTCTGTCTGTTCTTATTGTCCTTGAAAGCGTATGCTGCTTTCTTGTCATCTTTAGGAGCAGGTTCTTTCGCAATCTTCTCATATTTTGCTCTATCTACTGCTTCGCCCAGATCGGGATGGGGTGCATACAGGGGACCCTGGTAGTTACCAGCAAACTTAATTTCTTCAGTTGTGCTGGTCTTACCAGTTACTTTCTTATGAAAATTCATTTGACTGTTTGCGTAATCTTTACCGATACTTGCAGCTTGCTTACCAGGATTGATGCTCTTACGACCTGCACGCTTTGCTTCCTTTTCCTTCTCTGCTTTGCGCTCCTGTGCCATCAGTTTGCGATACTCATCCTCATGGATGACTTCTTCTTTCTGTGATTTTCTTTTTCTTTCATCACGATCATACCAAGTTTCTTTTTTCTTAGGTTTATCTTGAGACTTTTTTGTCTGAGGAGTTACCATGTAGATTTCATCCACATTCTCAACTTCTTCCTTTTTAAGTGCTGCACGCTTTGCTGCTGCCTTCTTTAGAAGTCTTTCTTTAGCAGCATCACGCTCAGACTTGGGGATAGCAGTTACTGCACCAACCTTCTGATCTACATCACCAGGGGCATAACCTTCGTTTGCCTTATTCTTTTTGGTGTCCACGATTGCTTTGTCACCATACTTGGCACGAATCTGACCCTTAACGATGTCAAGGGCAGACTGACCACTCTTCTTCGCAGGTTTGATACCGAGCTCAGCATTGCTCAGTTTCTTTGCAGGGGGACGATCGTAACGATTGTTTCCACCAACACCACCACGCTCCATGCGGCGGTCCTTCATACGATCGTAATCTTCTTCGTTAATCATTGATTCACCCATTGCCTTTTGCTTACGAATCTTCTTAGGATTCTTCGTCTTGTCTGCTGAGTAATCACTATCTTCAGCATCAGGATCTATAGCACTACGCTTTCTTGTGCTTCTTTCTTCATCATCCATCTTTGCACGACCACTCTTTGCTTCATCGGGAGAATAGGTCTGACCACTGTTA